CATTTCATCCCGGACAGTTCTGTGTGCTGGCATCAGACACTCCGGACATAGTTGAACGTAGCATAGAAGAATTCGAATACCATGCGGACATGGCAAGATGGATGGGCTTCGGTAAGACATTCCAGGATGGTTGCAAGATCAATGTACACATATCAGGACGTCAAGGTCCAGATGGTATCAGGAAGGCACTACCAAGACTTTCCCAAGAAGCAAGGAACCTCATAACCATCGAGAATGACGAGATGGGACACGGACTCGAGAAGAGTTTAGAATTAGAAAAAGATCTAGCACTGGTCCTGGACATCCATCATCATTTGATTAGAGACGAGGAATACATACAACCCACGGACGACAGGGTCAAACGTGTGATAGATTCATGGCGTGGACAGAGACCTAGTATGCACTATTCCTACTTCAGAGACGAAGCACTAGCAATGGCGGGATTGAAACCCGACGAAATGCACACAGGATTACACGACATGAAAGATTTACTGTCAAGAGGTGCTAAGAAACAAAAGTTGAGAGCACACTCTGATCTATTTCCTAATGTTGAAACAAATCAATGGGCACTGGGTTTCAGTGAGAACTTTGATATACAATGTGAAGCAAAAGGTAAGAACATGGCCTCGGAACAATTATATAGACAAGCCAAGGAAACTTCTGTAATATAACACATATGAAAGATTTATGGGTAGAAAAATACAGGCCTAAGACTCTGAAGGAGTACGTGGTCAGGGATGAAGCACAAAGACAACAGATACAGAGCTGGATTGACGAGAAGTCCATACCACACTTGTTGCTATCAGGAGCACCAGGAGTGGGCAAGACCACACTGGCCAAGATGTTGTTCCATGAACTGGATGTTTCAAGTTATGACATACTGGAGATAAACGCATCCAGGGAAAACTCCGTTGACACCGTGCGGGAGAAGATCAACAACTTCGTACAGATCATGCCGTTTGGAGCATACAAGTATGTGTTGCTGGACGAGGCCGACTACATGAGTCCGAACGGACAGGCGGCGTTGCGTGGCGTGATGGAGGCGTATCACACGTCAGCGAGATTCATACTGACCTGCAACTATCCCAACAGGGTGATTCCGGCACTGCACTCGAGATGCCAGGGCTTCCACATGGAGACCATAGACAAGACGGAATTCACTGCTCGTGTGGCAGAGATCCTGATCGCGGAGAAAGTGGACCAGGACATAGACACACTTGACACCTATGTGAAGGCAAGTTATCCAGATCTCAGGAAGTGCATCAACATGGTGCAACAGAACGTGAGGGATGGCAAGTTGATGCCACCTGCCAAGGGAGACAGTGGTCAACAGGACTACAGGCTGGAGATGGTGGAACTGTTTAAGCAGGGCCGGATACAGGAAGCCAGGAAACTGGTGTGCGCACAGGCCAGACCAGAGGAGTGTGAGGAGATATACAGATGGCTGTATGACAACCTGGAACTGGTGTCCAAAGACGAGGACCAGCAGGACAAGGCGGTGCTAATTATCAAGCAGGCGTTGGTGGATCATTCATTCGTAGCTGACCCTGAGATAAATTTAGCCAGTTGCATGATAAAACTAGCGAGGTTACAGAATGGGTAGCAAACACAACAAGAAGAGATACTTCTGTGTGAAGTATATAATAAAAGCAGATAAGAAATTTGACGAGTTCGTTGAACTGTCAAAGAAGAAGATAGGCACAGGCAAGATGCAGGAATACACAGTGGTGTTGGATCTCATCAACAAGCAAGTGATCAAGAATGAACTACCGGGCATACCTGTGGCCCAGAGGGACGAGATCCCATTCGAACGCATAGAACAGCACTACCGACAGTGGTACGCTGAGGCCATGGATCAGTTCGTCAAATAATCACGCACACACGCGACGCAAGTAGGCCAGTTGTGTGGCCTTGAACACCTTCCTCAGAACCCTCCTACGCCTACGATCCTTCTGTTTCCGTATCTTGAGCCAGTCCTGGTTCAGCATGTACATCTTGACTCGCTTGTCGAATACACGCTTCTTCCTCATTAGTTTCCACAGTTTGCGTTGGAACAATGGTCGCAGTTGTAGGCTCTGATATGGTAGCATAGGGCTCCTCGTAGGTTGTGTTGGATTGTGATTTGATGTGTCTCTGTAGTGGACTCATGTGCAAATACTTACTATCAAATTTCCAAAATAACTATGCATATTTTACAAGTGACATATTACTGATAAATAACACTTGCTATGCATGACGTCCTAGACATAATCAGAAACGTACAATCACTATATGCTGTGGGTCCTACCCTATCAATACTGAAGGACTTCGAGCGTGTGATAGACGAACTGGATGTTTACGTGTTCAAGAACTGGGAGGACGGTGAACTGTTGTCTGGACCTGTTGATTCGAGACACTTCGTAACATGTAGTTTCATGTGGCCAGCGGACAAGATGCCAGATCCAGCGGGAGGACAGAGATTGCTGGACAGAGGATGCAAGGTATTCTACAAACGAGACGAATTGCTTAAACCGAGACAGATCAAAGGGCCAGAGGACTACAGGCCTGGCACCACAAAGGGCAAGATCGACAGCCATGACATATGGGTGGTGGAGATCAGGATGCCCAAGGAACTGATCGGTAACTTCAAACACGGCAAGGACGAGATCGAGAGCCAGGACGAAACGGACATGGCATCAGGAGATCTAAATAGTTTATAATGACATTTCTTAATGAAGGACTGAAGGCCGGGGACCTGGACGGAGTCGTAAGCAAACGATTCTCAGTGGACCAGTTCAAAAGCAAGATGGGTGACGACAGGAACATCATGGTGTTGGCATTCACAGTGGACGGACAGGCACCTGCCAAGGACCTAGAGAGATTCGCGGAGACCGGATACAAGGAGGTCTTGGACGCGGACGCAACACCGGGCACGCTGGAGGACGGCAAGCACAGGGTGTTCGTGGAGTTCGCCAGGACGGAGAAGGTGGACAGGGACATCAGGAAGTTCCTGGATGATCTAAGCAAACTGACAAACATAGAACAATTCCAATTCACATACCACAAGGATCCAACACCTTTCGAGGCATCCGCCAAGAACCTGGCAGACATACTGCCTAGGACTCCGATAGCATACACACAGAAGATACAGGGCATGAGACTGGGCGAGATCAAGACGTTCTTTGACCGGTTCCAGATGATGGAATTCAAACTGGACAACAACATAGTTACAATCAAGAAACAGAACGCGGATGAATTGAAGTTTGAACTACACGCTTTTGGCAACACCAACATGATCATGAACGAGGTAAAAGCGTTCAGACTAGACGAGACCGCAATGAGTGAGTGTTTATGGATGACCAAGTACTTCGGTCCATACCAGATCACAAAGACCACGGAGGACAGGTTCATTTTCAGCAAGGGCGGAGAGTCTGCTCTGTTAAGTAAAGTATGATGACAACACTAAGCAAAAATTTCACATTGGCGGAATTCACCAAGAGCCAGACAGCACTGAGGAGAGGATTAGACAACACGCCAGGCATGGAACACCTGGGCAACGCCACCGAACTTTTCCGTAACGTGGTACAGAAGGTGAGAGACAACTTCGGTGTCACGGTGATCAACTCAGGATACAGGGGACCAGCACTCAACGAAGCGGTGGGTGGTTCAAGCAAGTCACAGCACTGCAAAGGTGAAGCGGTGGACATAGAATGTCCAGGAACAGGCAACTACGATGTAGCCAAATGGATATCCGAGAACTGTGACTTCGACCAACTGATACTGGAATTCTACACACCAGGCATACCCGACTCAGGTTGGGTGCATGTTTCATACAAGTCAGAGGGCAATCGTAAGAGCATCTTGACAGCGATGAAAGAAAACGGTAAAACCGTCTACAAGCCTGGACTAATCCAGTAATAATCCACTAACCTGTAAAGTATATTTGTTCTCTAGGCCTAGGTTGCCGCTTAGATGATACACTCCAGACGACCACAAGTATCCTGTTCCGCTTTTCCAGTTTGAGATGACATTTTGTTCGATTTGTAAAATGTGTCCTATTTTCCAATCTTCTATGAACACATTGGCTCGAACAATTTTTTCTTTGTCTACGTTAGGATGTGCTTGATTGATCTTATAAAAATTGTCACTGTGCCATGGCAATATATTTCCCGGCATCTGCTTTATTGTGGCAACCGTGAATACTTCCATTCCTAACGCATGTCCTATTTTATTAAAGTCAACTTTATCTTTGTTCCAGAATATCTGGTTTATTAGTGTGTTATTTTCTGTAAATGTCTCAGGAAGTGGTTCTGATTCTATCCGTTTGTAGTAAGGTAACACTGACCATTCCTCGTCATGCCTTTCTTGTAGGAACATGGAGTAATCGAACTCTAGATCTATTTGTCTTAATATTTTTCCCACGAGTGTTTACCTTTTTTCTCAACTGCAAAGTTCATGTAAGCATTTATTTGGTCCAGGTCTTGTCTGGTTTTCAAGAAACAAAGTTCATTGGCAAAATGTAATTCTACATTGTTCTCTAATGCCAACTCGAATAACTCGTTACGTCTGTTTGCATCATCTGTAATACTGTACATACTACAAAGCACTATACCGTTTGGTTTCTGCTTTATGTAATGTTCTAATGCTGGTTGCCAATCACAATGTTCATTTTCAAATTCATAACTGGAATATTTAATATTAAATCGCTCACAGTATTTTTCAATAGTAGCCCTTTGCATTGGCAGGGGTATGTGTCTACTGAAATTACTAGACCATCCAGCATAGGTTATGAAATGCTTGTCTGCATAATCAAAACTCTCATCTGCTTTATGATCCCCAGGCATCCTAACGAACCCTCCAGGAAGCCTCCTGCCAAATTCTTCACCTTCTATCATTATACGCATATCCATGCTGACTCTCGTATAGTCTTCTTCGTTGTTGACATTACCATGCAAGTGTTCTTGGAAAAACAAATGACTTTGGCCAGGGTGCAACTCCACAGGCCAGGCATTTTTAAGACAGATATCTTCAAATTTATCCAGAGACCATTTTTCCTCAAGAAACTGTTTAGTGATTTCACGACTTTTTTCTAAATTTATTATCCACATGGTGTTTGTTTTTTCTGCTTTGGTCAACGGAGTCCATATTGTCCTGCACCCTCGCCCATTTCCAACAAATACACCCTGATGAAACTGAAGCCTTCTTCCTGCTTTTGCCTGTTGTGGAATCACTACCCGTAAGGTTCCTTGTCTCTGGATCATATATTTTTTATTTTCAATCTTTGGCGGTATATACTCTTCCACAAATGCATCAAATAACTGCATGAAATCTTTGCGAGAACATGCATTCTGTACATGCATCTGTAGTTTTACTATTTCGTTTGGTGCAAGGGTGTTGTGTATTTGTTCTAGTTCAATAACTTTGGGAAATTTTTCTTGTATGACGTTGATTGCCCATTCCCTGAAATTATATTTTTGTAAATTATAATTTAGAGTGTTGTTATCCCAATGTTGCTGAAGTCTATCTAGCATATTCCTTGGTCCAGATATCTATTGTTTTGTCTATACCTTCAGACAAAGATATTTTTGGTTTCCAACCAATAGTTTTTTCTATTAGTTCGCTGTCCGAATTCAGCCAATAAATCTCTCCTGGCCTGTGTTCTTTGGTATCCCACATTACCTCTCCATCCCAACCTATTTTGTCTGCGATAAATTTAACATATTCTTTTATTTGAATTGGGTTATTAGGACCGATAGTGAATATTTTTCCATTATTACACTTATCACTATTGACTAAAACTTCTCTCCATGCATCTATCACATCAGTCACATATATGAAATTCCTATACGGTTTGGCGTAACCCAGTTTAATCACATCTTGTTTTTTCAACATCTGTGTGACGATTTGTTCTGTGACGAAATAATCATTGTCAGTTCTTCCATATGCATTGGTTTGCCTAAGTGCTGTGAAAGGTAGTCCAAGTGATCTGTTAGCATATTGGAGATATTTTTCCACTCCATATTTTGCAACGGCATACGGTGCATTAGGATTGGGTGGAGTGTGTTCGTCAAACACTACATTTATTGAAGGTTTATCATTTTTTTCAATTTCGTCCGATATCGGTTGCCATCCATATACTTCCATTGTACTTGCAAATATAAAGTTTTTTAAGTTTTTTAATCCTGTTGCATTTTCAATAAGGTTCACAGATCCTGTGTAGTTGATATGACTGAACTCTACTTGTTCTGCAAAACTTTTACCAACTTCTGTTCTAGCACCCAAATGCATTATGTAATCAGGATTGGCCTGAACAAGTTCTTCGTTGACTGCTTTGTGATCTTTTAGATCACTAGTCATGTGATATATCTCGTAAGAATTTTCTAAATCTTTTGTTATATGTTGACCAAGGAACCCCGAAGATCCGGTAAGGAATATTTTCATCAAAATATTTATAGGTGATCAGTGCTCAATAAATATTTTCATGGTCCACACTGGCATTAAAAATCTTAAAAAGAAACCCTTTGGAGGAGCATACAGCATACATGACGAACAGACTGTGACAGCGAAAAATGACGCCATTAAAAAATTCATCAGTGATGAAAGGTCTTTGGAGCCCGATCAGGTCAAGAAAGATTATTTTAACAAGTTCAAGGAATGGATGTTTTCCACCCATAATGTAAATGGCCATGAGCAATATGATCAAATCTGTTATACCCATGGAACAACGGAGTCATTCTCACAGTTCTACATAAGGTACAGGAATGCCAAAAGACTAAGGATAAAGAAAGGTGATTACTTCTACCATTCAATGATGCAGAAATTATGGTACGGTAACAACTTCGCCTGGTTAGACGACGACGAGATCAGAGAAGGTGACGTATTGATAATCAGTGTTCCTTTTGCACAAACTGGAAATGTGCCTGACAACCTAGAGAGTATATTGATCAATTGCGATGAAAAATCAGTGCCTGTGTTGATAGACATGGCATATTTGAACATTGCGACTAGGTTAGAAATAAATCTCGACCATCCTTGCATAGAGTATGTAACCAGTAGTCTGTCTAAGACCTTTCCCCTAGAGCTCAATCGTGTTGGAATAAGGTTACAAAAGAAAAAATTTGAGGATCAATTATATGTAATCAACGAAGACGGTTACAACTACATCAATCTACAGAATTGCTATGTGGCAAAACAACTCATGGATGAATTTACGGCAGATTACATCTATAAAAAGTATCTTGCAAAACAAAAACAGTTCTGTAATGATATGGACCTTACACCTTCTCAGTGTGTGATATTTGGACTCGATGAAAAAAACAAATACCCCGAGTACAAAAGACTAGACGACACAGCAAGATTGTGTTTCAGCCGAGTGTGGGACGGAAGGATGAAATATGAGTGATCCTTACTTTTACAATCAATGGCAAAACGATATTTTGACATACGACTTAAAAAAATACAACTTCCCTAGGTTGGTGCTCAACCTTGTCAAAGAAAAGTTTCCGTTAGTAGTAGCATTAGAGACCCTGCATGAGGTTGTACAGCCCTCACAGATAGCTGACCTATGCCTGCACGTGCAGAAATCCTTCGGACGTATCGAGTTTATGAAGCTCTTTGATCAGTTCGCCGAAGAATACATAGCACCAAAACTCGGTGGCAAACGATATCTCATCAAGAGATTGCCCACCCTTAACTGTGTGATACCCGACCAAGCCAAACATGCGAGAAGACTGCCCTTTCACCAAGGCATATTCTATAACAACGGCAAGGGCATGGCGACCATGTGGATGCCCTTGACCCATGCTTCAGGCACAAACTCCATGTATATTGCCAACCTAGAAGACAGTAGACGGTTAACAAAAGAAGTGATAGATCAGAAAATGAACCTAGAACAATTTGAGGAGAGGTGCCTGCAGATATGTAACCCTGTGGAGAAGTCTCCAGGTGAAGTTCATTTGTTCACACAAGAACACATACATGGCAACGTGAACAACGAGACCGGAGTAACGAGATGTGCCATAGATTGGCATGTGCTTCCGGAAGGTGAGGAATACAATGGAAGAGAGCCAGGGGGTTTTTTCCGATTGTCCGGAGACCATGAACAATCCGCTGACACAGATTACACAGGCAAGATTTTTATATCATACGTTGGAAATAATTCTAGATACGATAAAAATATCCCTTTACATTTCCAACGCAAAGTCATTGATGAATACTGCGAAACCAAAGGCATTAATAACAGCGGCGTACAATTTGAAAACGAATTCCTTACGTGGCTACCCATTCTGGAACACTACATCAAACAGAAAGTGGACGGCATTGTGATGCTTAGCATACACAGCCTACCAAACAACAAAACGAGGGCAAATGAATTATTGAGCATGGCTATAGAGAACAATGTGCAGTTGCACTTTGCCAATGAGTTCTGTACACTTAAATCTCAGGCAGATCTGCAACGCATACAAACCTATCTGTCTTTTTCACCTATCAAAGAAAGAACACAATGACAAGCATAGTATCAAGCCACAACGACTGGGATCCGTTAGAAGAATGCTTTGTTGGCACTGCAACCAATGCACGGTTCCCCACAATGGATCGTAGCACCCATTCATTTTGTTTCACTACAGAGAAGTACAAGGATATCGCTGAACTGGAAGGTGCGATGGACAAGAAGATAATCGATGAGGCCAATGAGGACCTGGACAAACTCGCGGAAACATTAGAGGGGTTAGGAGTTAAGGTCAGGCGTCCCACACCGCAGGATCATTCCAAGACCTTTGGTACACCGGAGTGGACCACCACCGGATACCAGACCTACTCCTGTAGGGATCTTTTGTTGCCGCTGGATAATCTAATAATAGACTGCGCATCTCCGTTACGGAGTAGATACTTTGAGACCCGGGCATACAGGGATTTCCTATACGAAGTGATGAAGAACGGCACGGAATGGATTTCCGCACCCAAACCTAAACTTCTGGACGAAATATATCAAACAGAAAATCTCGCAGACCCTTCAACACGTAATCTTGAAATAGTTTTTGATGCTCCAAACGTGGTGAGGATTGGCAATGACTTACTTTTTCAAGTCAGCAACTCCGGCACGGCTCTAGGTGCTCAATGGTTGCGCACCATACTAGAACCTCGAGGCTACAGGATACACATGGCGGACAAGTTCTATGCATTCGCACACTTTGACAGCACCGTACTACCGTTGCGTCCTGGACTGGTGCTGTTCAATGGAGATCGTTTGAATCCAGGCAGATATCCAAAGATATTTGAGAAATGGGACAAGATATATTTCCCAGGAGACAAAATCGTAGACGTTGGCTGTGCATTACCAAACGGTGTGACCACAACTTCGCCATACATAGGACTAAATTTCTTCAGTGTGAATGAGAATCTAGTGATATGCGACAAGAACCAAACACACCTCCGCAATGAACTAGATAAGCATGGCATAGAAACCATAGGGCTCGAGATGAGACACGCAAGGGCCATGGCGGGCGGCTTCCATTGTGTCACACTTGACACCAAGCGTAAAGGTTCTAGGCAGGATTATTTCTAGCATGGTCCGTACTATCAATATCCCTGTCACATCTGATACTGTGAAGGTTTGGTGTGTAGGAAACGAGTTCCATGGGGTTCCGGGGGAATTAGGTAAAGAAGAACGACAGTACTTAGACAAAGTGTGTAAGAATTTCAAGGATGGAAAGGCATTGTATTTTTTAGAATATGTCCACAAAAATCAATGGAACTACTTTATCAAACAAACCAAAGGAATTGCAGGTGATGTGACAATATGGGGCCATCTTCCTGATGACTGGTCTGTTGATGGGAAAAAACGCATAAAAGTTATGAACGAGTTGGTGTATAACACCGTGGAATGGACACTCGATAGACAAGGACAATATCCTTTTTTGGGATACAAACGCGATGTGAAATCTCTTGATCAGCATTTCCTGTTGACATACGGATCAATGCCCGAAGTGGAAAGAGAAAATGTCGTTCAGGTGCTTGAAAGGCTAAAGGTGTTAGATAACAGCATCTACAGTCGACCCAACATATCAGAAAATTTCCAGAAGTGTGTTAGTTCAGATTACATTTTCACCATCGACAATAAGAGTCCAAAGTATCGTAGCATCGAAGGCACAGATGAAGTTTTAGATAAGGCAGAATATCTATATCACCACTCTAAGGCTTTTCCGGCATTATACCAGGCGGCCCAAAGAGTGCATTGTCACGCAGTGTTGGACTGCTTTCCATTCAATAATCAAATGCTACCGATTCCCTCTGAAAAATGGGTATGGCCGGTATTCATGGGAATTCCTTGGATATATATCGGGTCTGAAGGGCAAATGCAGACTTTACGATCATGGGGTTTTGAACCCAACGAAACCTTTAGAAGTGATGTACGCGGTGTGGCTGAACAGATGATGTGGCTGAAAAGCATATTCGATGATCCTGATTTAGCACAGAAATGGCAGGATAACCAAGGCGAGTTAATAATTAAAAACAGAGAAGCATTAGATAAAGTAATAGAAGCAATCAAACCTACTCATGATATCTAATTATTGAACTGCTGGTCATTTTTTCACAATAAATACTACTATTATGTTTTCGACGATTAAAATGGCGATAGCCATAATGCTGATCACTGGCATCGCGGGTGCTGGCGTGTACGTGATGAAACTGCGTGCGGACAACGCCACTCTCAAGGCCAACCAGATCGAACTGGAACGGGGCATAGAGTCACAGACCAAATTACTGGAACAGCAGAAGAAGGACTTCACGGCCATAATGGAGAGCAACAAGAAGCTCAACGCCTTGGTGATGACCTTCAAGAAGGACCTGGAGGACCTGGACAAGCGTTTCAACAAGGGCAAACGAGACATCGGCAAACTGGCCATAGACAGGACCGGGGCCATAGAGCGGATCATCAACAAGGGTGCTGACAACGCCGCGAGGTGTGTGGAACTGGCGTCCGGGGCCGAGAGGACGGAAGAGGAACTGAAAGCAACCAAGAAGTCGGAGATAAACCCGGAGTGTCCGGCGCTGGCCAATCCTGCGTATGTACCATATGAATAAGATATTACTGATAGCATTCATGATATTACTAGCCGGTTGTAGCGTGGGTGAGAAACGTGTGAAGATATTCTCCGTGGAGGAGCCAAGGGCCAAACTGAACCTACCAAAACCCGAGGCACTGGACCTAGAGAAGGTGCGTTGGATCATCATAACATCAGAGAACGCACAGGAAGTTTTCGCCAAACTGGAGGCGGAGGGCATAGACCCTGTGCTGTTTGGACTGACGGACAAGGACTTCGAGATGATAGCCCGTAACTTCGCACAGATAAGACAGAAACTACAAGAGACCAACAACCTACTTGAGGAATACAAGAAATACTACGAGGAGACGGAATAATGTGGACGTACAGATGTAAATTGAAGAAGGTCATAGACGGTGACACGGTGGACGTGGACATCGACCTGGGATTCGGCATATGGCAGATGAACGAGCGTGTTAGGATCATGGGCATAGACACACCAGAATCAAGGACCAGAGACAAGATCGAAAAGAAATTTGGACTGGCCGCAAAAGCAAGATTGAAATCCTTGCTGGGTCCAAAGCCGGTACTCAGGACCACAATCAGCAAGAAGGGTGAGGACATGAAGGGCAAGTTTGGCAGGGTGCTGGGCGACTTCCTGATCAAGGACAAACCAGTGAGTGAAATCATGTGCAAGGAGGGACATGCGGTGGCCTATTTCGGTGGTGCGAAGGCGGATGTGCAGAAACAACACATGAAGAACCGTAAGAAACTGGTAGAAGCAGGCGTTGTCAAAGGCGCGATCGAATAAATACGCTTTTTAAACGAGGAGAGCAAATGGAACTATTAGTAGCATTAGCAATGAAATTTTGGCAGTGGACCATACTGATCGCAGTGGTGATAATCGGTGCGATCGTGAACTTCACAGATAAGAGAAAGAAACCAGCACAGAAATTCAATTTCAAGGGATTTCCTGAACTGAAACCGCTACCCATCAAAACAAAGGGCAAGGGATTCTGGAAAGGAATCGCCATGTGGTTGCTTTCTACACGTAATTGGGAGATCACAAAAGACTGGAAATACAATATTGATGGCAAGGAATACGTGATACCAGCAGGATTCCAATTCGATGGTGCCAGCATACCCAAGTTCCTGAGGACGTTCTTCTCACCAGTGGGAGTGTTGCTGATCGGTGGATTGGTGCATGACTACGCTTACAAATACAAGACACTGTTGGAATCGAACAAGAAGAAAACAATAGGTGAGTTGACTCAGAAGAAAGCAGACGAGATCTTCAGAGACATCAACATCGTTGTCAACGGTTTCTATGTGATGAACTACTTGGCATACTGGTCACTGAGACTAGGTGGATTCGTTGCCTGGAACGGACACAGGAAAAGAAACGCTAAAATAGAAGGTATCAAATAATGGCTGAATTGAAAGAAGACAAATTAGTGGTACCACACAACACGGACACTGCGAAGAAAAAAGTATCTGTTGAACTGGAAGTGGACACGTCAGTGAAAGACCTAGGTCCTAATCCGTTTTCTTGGTTGATACACCTGGCAAGGGCCGTGGACAGTTGGAGAATTTTTCCACGTGTGTTCATCACCACATACATCATTTTGTTGTACAAGGTCGTGGTATGGTACATGGAACTGCCAAACCCCACCATGGAACAGTCGGGACTGGTATCAATAGTTGTTGGTGCTGGCGCGGCCTGGTTCGGACTCTACACGGGATCGCGAGCGAAATCCAGCAAGTAATTACCAGGCGTTGACACACGCTTAATCTAGTATAAAATAATATTCAATGAAGAATTATTATGACATACTGGGTGTGGATGAAAAAGCCACCAGCGCGGACATAAGCAAAGCATTCAAGGAACTGGCCAAAAAACATCACCCGGACAGGGGCGGTGACAAAGACAAGTTCCAAGAGATCAACGAGGCCCACGACACACTCAAGAACTCACAGAAACGACACGACTACGACACCATGCGTAAGTTCGGCTCACGATCAACGGGCAGTGGTGGAGAGCACCCGTTCTTCAACGAGGACATATTCGGTGACTTCTTCTCGGGCTTCGGTGGAGACACTGGAGGATTCCGTTTCAACTTCACGGGCCGGGACGGTGACGAGCGGATATTCCGTAATGTCAGGAACCAACCACGTGGCAATCGTAACGTTCAGGTCAGGATGGCCATCAGCATCAAGGAGGCCATGGTCAAGAACGAAAAGACCATATCATACAAACTGCCCAGTGGCAGGGAGGAGTTCGCAACAGTCAACATACCCGCGGGAGTGCAACACGGAGTCACGTTCAAGTTCTCGGGCATGGGCGATGACTCTATAAAGAACATGCCGAGGGGAGACCTGATGGTGGTGATGAGTGTGCTGGACTCGGACGGGTTCACACGCAAGGGCAATGACTTACACACAGACAAGACCATAGACTGCTTCCAGGCTGTGCGTGGACATGAATTCAATCTCCAAACACTAGACGACAAGGTGATCAAAGTCAAGGTGCCAGCGGGCACACAGCCAGGCACGATGCTGACCCTCAAGGGATTGGGCATGCCAGTCCACAAGACATTAAATATCCGTGGTAATCTCTATGTGAAGATACACATCCTGATACCGCAACTTTCAGCACAGGATTTAAAGAAGATAAAGGACCTATAATGAGAACAAAGAAGAAGTACATACATGTGAACCAGCACGTGATACGTGCCAACAAGAAGCATGGCACCAACGATCCAGTGATCACCATCAAGCAGGGTTCGAAGAACACCTACTGCCACGAGGTGGAGATCAAGGGACCGAGTAAAGTAGTGTACGGTGGCAACGACAAGCCACTGTTGAGCTGTGGGGCACGGGTGGTCATAGAGACCGAGGCCGATGTGGAGATAGTGAAATGATCATAGATCATGGCGACAGGATGTACCGAGACGATACCCTTACAGAGGAACTGTGTTACATGTGCCTGTCAGCGAAGAAATTGTATCGGGCTGAACACACCAGCCCCAATCGTAAGGAGATATACGTTTGTCTGGACTGTATCGATATGAACGGCCACAGGAGACTGAATGATTAAGGTGTATCAATACCCACACGAGACACTGCTACAGACCAGCACACCCTGGACAGCGGATGATCGCATAGACGGGTATGACGACCTAGATAAATTTGAAACGGACATGATCAAGTTGATGCTTGATGAGAAAGGCATGGGCCTCGCGGCCAACCAGATCGGCATTACCAAGAGATTCTTCGCGATAGGCCACGAGTCATTTGACACATTCCAAAAACATGCTATAATTTGGAATCCACATGTGATAAACTCCAGTGCGGAAAAGGTCATCGATGTGGAAGGGTGTTTGAGTTTCCGGGACATCTTTGTAAAAGTTGAAAGGCCAAAAACAGTAGAAGTACAGTATGAGACAACACAAGGAAAGACAAGATTCGCAAAACTCGACGGGATGGAGAGCAAGTGCTTCCAGCATGAACTCGATCACCTTGAGGGTATTACATTTA